ATAAAAAGTTTAGCAAAGAAACACGGTGTCAAACCAGAACTTGATGAAGCACTAAAAGTAAAAGTGAGAACAAAATTAGATGACACAGAATATGATATTGAAGTGGATCCAAAGACAGATGAAGTAAAAGCAGTGTTTGAAACAACTATGCAAAAGAAAGGTGATCCTACTGGTGCAAAACAAAAAGTAAAAGGAAGAAAACTAAAACAAGAAGAAGCAAATCCTATCGTGACACAAATACTTAACAACATAAAAGAAAAACAAAAACGTGCACCAACAACAGTTGCGAGAGACAACTCACCATCAAACCAAATACAAAATGAAACTGGTATTGATGCAGAAAACATAGAAGTAAAAAGATTTGAAGAGAACACAAGAAAAGATAACACGCAAACATCTCATGACAAGTTAGTGAATGATGAGTTTGCAAAAATATCAAGACTACCAGATGGCAGGATCAAAGGAATGATTGCTTCAAACGCCATCAATGAAAAAACATACACAGAGGCAGGATACGCCATAGTGACAGGTGATGACGGTGTTAAGACTTTGAGAAGCATAGGTGATGCAACAACAGAGAGTGGTAAAAAAACAAGAACAGTGATACAGAAGTACATACAAAAAGACAGAGAAAAGATCAAACAAATAGAAGCAGACAAGAAAGTGGTTAGATGTTTGCAAACTAACGGAGTGATATAATGACAAAAAAATGTTTTGACAACTACAGCAAAGACGTTGATAGACCGGTCACTCAAGCTGAACAAAAACAAATATTAAAAGATTACAGATCTTTGAAAAGAAAAAGCACTGTCTCGGGTATAACACAAGAACAAGCAGACAACATTATTGACAGCAAGTATGCTATCGAGACAAGACAAGATGTAGATAGATTAGTAAGTGAAGTTGCAACACAAGACAAGATCAGATCATTCAATGAAAAAGTTGACAACCTAGTGGCACACATAAGAGACAATGAACCAAAATACAAAAACAAAGCAGAAGCTGACCTATACAATGAAGCCATCGCGAGATTGATCTTTACCACAAACAAGATGAGTGATATAAGTTTTGAGGCCATATACAAAGCAAACAAAAAAGGTGCACTCGGAGAATTTTTCAGAGAGATTGAATCAATAGAAGGTTTCAACATTAATGAACTACGTAAAAACAACAGTGCGTTGAGAAGAGATGTGTTAACAGAACTGTTTGAACTTTACAAAGATCCAACACGTACATCAGGTAAAACAAAAAACAGCAGTGCATTTAAGATAGCAAAAAGTTACATGAATGTGACTGTGAAACAAGTTAGAAAAAGAAACATCAATGGTGAAGCAACGTTGACGATCAACAACAGATTGAGACCAAAGTTAAGACAAAAAAAATTACAAAACAAAGAAAAAGAATTTGTAAAAGACATGACTGCAAGGTTAGATCCAGAAGTTCATGGCACAGTTGAACAGAGAACAGCTATAGCACAATCAATGTATGATGACATTATGGCTGGTAAAGACTGGAGAAAGATAGGATCTGCTTTTGACACCAGAGAGAAAAATTTAGGTATAGTAGATGAGATTGATCCAAAGAATGAGACAGTGATCAAAGAATCTACTATTGCATTTAAGGACGGTGAGAGCTTTGAATACATTGTAAAAGAATATGGTGCAAATGATGTGTTTGACACTATGCTGGGTGGTATAGATGAATTGGCAAGGAAAACATCTCTGACACAGTTCTTTGGACCAAATTTTGACACTGGTATAGATGCGTTAGAAAACATAATTAAGACACAACGTATTGAAAGTAGGGGTGTGGGACAAGCGGCACTGCGTTACGTGAAAAGAACAGCAGATCCATTTGTAGATGAATCAAATGCAATGCAACGTGTGTTTGTTAGTTTGAGAAACTGGCAAGCGGCCGCAAAACTTGGTGGTGCTGTTATTACGGCATTGCTTGATGTTCCAACAATGATAAATGGAGCAAAAAATTTATACAGAGTACCAGCGACACGTGTGTTAAAAAATGTTTTTGGTTTTGAACTGCGTGGATCAAAATCACAGAAACAAACACAGGCAAGATATTTAGGTATTGGTGTTGAAGGTTTGTTAGGTAACTTGCAAGAACGTTTTGCATTGAGAGGCACAGCAGACGCCACATATGAAAAAGGTATGCACAACTTGGCTTACAAACTGTTCAAGTATTCAGGTTTGAACTGGTGGACGGATGGAAGAAAGGCCATGAGTGCAAACATACTGTTGGCAGATTTAGGTGACAACATTGCAAGAAATGTACCATGGAGCAAACTAAACAAACAATATCGTAGCAGGTTATCAAGATTTGGTATTGATGAAAGTGACTGGGGTAGAATGATCAATGAAAAACCTTTGTCAATAGATGGTGAAAATGTTTTTGATCTACACGCAATGACTGAACTTGATTCAGAATTAAGTTTTGGTAGGGTACCATTGAAACAGAGATTACACGCATTCATTGATGATGGTGTTGACTCTATGGTCATAACACCCAGCCAGATTGATGTAGAATTTGCAAGTTTGTTCACAGACCCACGTCAAACAGGCGGACAGATATTCAAAAGTATGTTACAGTTCAAAGCACACCCATTAACTTTTTTCAGGAAACAATGGTTAGGTGACTATGGTAGCACACAAGACAAAATTAGATCATTGAGTACACTGACCTTACAATTGACATTGTTGGGTGCTGGTGTTGTGATGTTGAAAGACATAGCGGCAGGTAGGAATCCAAGAGAACTTGATGATCCAGAACTTTGGATACGTGCAATTGAAACAGGTGGAGCCGCAGGTATATTAACAGACCTTGTGATGAGTTACGGTGGTAAAGAGATTGTGGGTGCTGTCACAGGTGCAGACGAAAATGAATTTTATGGTACTAACAGAGCGATGACATTGTTAGGACCATTGCTTGGAGACTTTATAAGATTGACTGGTGCTGTATCAACTATAGGTGCGGAAGCTATAAGAGCCATAGGGCCAGAAGACTTTGACACAAAAAAATTAAAACCATTGACAAACCTCGTGTCAAACAACATACCATTCCAGAACTTATGGTACACCAAAATGCTGTATAGGAAATATTTGCACGAGGCAATGATAGAGTACATAGATCCAAAAGGTTATCAGCAGTACAAGAAGAGATATATCAAAGAAGCACGTGATGAACGTATGAAAGGAAAATACAACAACATTATATACGAAACACTACCATAATAAGTGATTTTAATAAATATAGTATAGGACAATAGCTCATGGCAGTATCAAATTTAACACCAAAAGTAGAATACACAGCAAATGGATCAAACTCCAAATTTGCTTTTACATTTGTAGTACCTGCGAACACAGATCCAGGTTCAAATATCAACACAATATCAAGCGTATCAGGTACGGCGAGCACAAACATATTGGCCACTACCACTGAAACTTTTACCACAGAAGATGTGGGAAAAGTCATAGTCATAGTTGGAGCAGGTAGTGGTGGAGCAGACTTGAATACTACTGTATTAAGTTTTACTAACTCAAATGCAGTAGTTTTAAGTACCAACATCTTAACAACAGTATCAGGCACGACAGCAAACATCACCACAGGACTTTTTGGAACTACCATGAAGGACACAGGCGATATGAAAGTTTTCGTTAATGGTACAGAACAAACAGATCCCACACATTATACAATAACACTAAACAGTGGTGATGAATCAAACAAGGCCGGTAACGTTAACTTTGTATCACCACCAGCATCATCAAGTGCGGTTGTTATCAAGAGAGATATTGAACTTGCGAGAACAACAGACTTTCAGACTGCGGGTGCTTTCAAAGCCACAACAGTCAACCAAGAGTTTGACACTATTATCATGGCTGTGCAAGACGCACAGTTAGACACTGACCAGAGTGCTATCAAGTTTCCATTAGATGAAACACCAGGCACAACATTCGTACCAAATTCAACAAACAGATCTAACAAGTTGTTTGCTTTCAATTCAACAGGTGAGATTGTTATGCGTGATGACGTGACACAAGGTGGAGCGGCAATCAATGGTACAACAATCACAGCAACAACAGGATTTGTAGGTAACTTAACAGGTGATGTTACAGGTGACATTACAGGTGACATTACGGGTGACATTACAGGTAACATAACTTCAACAGGCACGTCAACGTTTGCAACAGCAGACATTAATGGTGGCACAATAGATGGTACCACAATAGGTGGATCAAGTGCGGCACCAATCACTGCAACCAACTTGACAGCGTCAGGCACAATATCATTGAACAGCTTGACTTATCCAGCAACAGATGGTACATTGAACCAAGTGCTTTCAACAGATGGTTCTGGTAACTTGGCATTTAGATCTATAGCTGGTCTGGAACTGTTCACTTCATTGACGGACACACCAAACAGCTACACAGGTGACGCAGGCAAATATTTAAAAATAAATTCAGGCGAAACTGCTATAGAATTTGATGCACTGACAACTGATGATGTTACGGAAGGTGCAAACTTATACTACACAAACGCAAGGGCAGACGCCAGAATAACCAACAACATACTAGATGAAGACAACTTTGCTTCAGATAGTGCAACAAACACAGCATCACAACAGTCTATCAAGGCCTACATAGCAACACAAATACAAACAAAAGACAACAGTGATGAAATAACAGAAGGCTCGACTAACCTATACTTCACAGATGCAAGAGCTAGAGCGGCTGTTTCAGTCACAGATGCAGGTGGAGATGGAAGTTTAGCATACAACTCATCAACAGGTGTCATTACGTACACGGGTCCAAGTGCTTCAGAAGTGAGAGCACATTTCACAGCAGGCGAAGGTATTGCTATATCAAGTGGTGCTATAAGTGGTGAAGATGCAACAGACAGCAACAAAGGTATAGCAAGTTTTTCAAGTTCAAACTTTGATGTTAGTTCAGGTGCCGTTTCATTGAAAGCAAATGGTATAAATGACACACATTTAGATTTTGGAACAGGCACAAATCAAATAAACACAGATGACCTAACAGAAGGTTCAACTAATCAATACTACACAGATGCAAGAGCTAGAGCAAGTATATCAACTACAACTGCAAGTGCATCAAGTGGTGGTGCTTTGGCATATGACAATTCAACTGGTGTACTAACATTTACACCAACTGACATATCAGATTTTGTCACAATGTCAACCACACAAGACATAACAGGTGATAAAACTTTCACAGGTTCAAATTATTTCACAGGTTTTGTAGAATTTGATGGCGATGTTCGTATTGATCACAAACTTAGAATCAAAGATAATGAATTTTTAACATTTGGTGATGACGATGATGTAAAAATGAGATACAATTCAAGTTCGAACAGATTTGATATTGATATAACAGACGCATCACAAAATGAAAAAGGCTTCTTGAGAATGAGAGCTGACAACACCATTGACATACAAGCAGGTAAAGACCAAGATTCAAAAGGTGACCTTTTGCTTACTTCTTATGATGATTTTCAGTTTAGAAAAGGTTTCATGACCAAGTCACTGGGTAACGTCACTGCAACAGGAGCCGCAGGACAGGAATATGTTACATTGGGTTCAAGTTTAACAACAGCACAATCAGTTGCATTGTCAGGTGCTGAAAATTTAGTATTCAAACACAGCACAGGGACAGATGATGAATTTATTCATGTGATAGGTGTTTCAGGATCAGGTGCATCAACTGTTATTGAATTGGAAGAAAATTTAGCAGGTACAATGTCAGGTGCCACAGCAGAATTATTATCCCAACTAAGAGCAACTAAATTTGTTATTGAAACATCAGACAGAGACACACCAAGCAGAGGTATAACAACCTTACAAAACAGATTAGGTCAAGAAGGACCACAAGACAACCGATTGATATTTGAATCAGTTGTGTTCAATGATGGTGCAGAGCCATTTAGTGCAAGTCCAGGTTCATCAACAGACCAGATCAACAGACCAGTCAAGTACACATTAGAAACAAAAGCTGACAAAAATAGTTTAACACTATCACACCAAAGAACAACAGCAGACACTGACACTGACACGGAAATATTTAAAGTAACAAACAAAACAACTGAAACATCAACTGAAGCATCACCAACAAGTCCAGACAGTTTGAAAATGGGTGTGGACATTGATGTTAATGATAACAAATTAGTAACAACAGTTGCAAATGGTAGTATAATAACCAAACCAGATCACACAGCGGCAACAGGTAACTTTGGACCACAAGGAAACTACGGTTGGAGTGGTGGTAAGACACACATCAACGGTCCACTGTCAATCACAAATGATGACACACCAGACATTGCTGAATTATTCAATGCAGGTATCCAGGTAAAAGCGACACACGAAAGTTATCCTGCTTTAGTATTAAAAGCCCAAGCATCAAATGATAGGTTTGGTAACGTATGGTTCTTAAGATCAGGATCAGATGGAACTGACGCAAGGGTCAGTGATGGTGCAACACTCGGTGGTTTCTTTGCATCAGGTTACCAAGCGGCAGGATCAGGTGCCAATTACAACACGGTGAGTGCAAGTTGTTTCTTCGTGGCCGCGGGTGCTCACAGTGATTCAAACTCAGGTGGTTATTTTCAGATAAAAGCAACCAATGAAGATTCAACCACACAGAGAACTGTTGCAAACTTGAAGGGTAACAGAGCACACTTCAACCCAGACAATCAAAACATAGACTTTAGGGTTGATGGAGGAACAAGTGATAACTTGTTACTTGCTGATGCCGGTGATGAAAGAGTTGGTATCTTACAAGCAACGCCAACAACAACACTTGATGTAAATGGTTCATTCAAAGCAACTTCATTTGATTCGAGTATTAAATTAAATTTCATGGGTGATGTACACAACGCAACACCAACAGATGGACAATTTTTAAAATATGTTGATGCAAACTCTAGATGGGAACCAGCAACAATTGGTTATGTGGCAACTCAGGCCGCAGACCAAAACACAGATGGTTATGCAATTAAAAATAGTAACACAACAGTCCCAACATCACTAGATTCAAGCTCAACTTACAATCGTATTTTTGGTATTAATATAGATGCAGGTTCTGTCAGTTACGATGACGACGCTGGTGTGACCAGAACATTAGAAAAAGAGATAAACAGTTACGGCACGTTCTTTATGAACTTTGGTGAAAATGATTCAGATTTTACAGCAACAGCCTCCCAGATCAGTTTTGGTCAAGGTGTATTTCATCCGGACTATGGTACTGACAAATGGAACAGCATTGGTCTAACACCGGATAACTCAAACAGATTCCAACAAAGAGAAAGTTTTCCAACGATGATCTTCAGATCAACACAACATCCAGCAAATACAAAATTTGCAGGAATGATAACAACTATAAACGGTTTCCCATCAGGTGGACAGGCGGCTGGTTGTGCAGATTTGATCATAGGTGCAGACCCATTATCTAATGCTTACAGACATAGTGCATCTGAGATGGATGCAATCAACGTTGGTGTGACACGTATCCTTGCTGGTGGTAAATCAGCCAATACACAAAGTTTAAATGGATCAACATATCACGTCAACACAGTCAAAGAAGTTGTTAAATTTGAAGCACCAACATCAGGAACAGTGGTGGGTGGCAATCTAGTTGAACAGGGTGCGAGAGCAACATTCTTAGAGCCATTAGTACTAGGCAACAAAACAACCACACAAAGAGATGCCATTACAGCAACAAATGGTATGATGGTATACAACACAACCACAAACAAGTTCCAAGGTTATGCAAATGGAAGTTGGGTGGACTTACACTAGGATGAGTGATATGGACGTTAAAGATTTAGAAAAAGCAAAACAAGATGTTAGACTGACACAGCTTGAGATAGACACGAAAATAATCAAGACAGATCTAAGCAACATATCAAAGAACTTGGACACGATAGCTACAAATCATCTTGCACACCTAAAGCAAGACATATCAAAACTTGACACGAGAGTTTGGGCTATCTTGTTTTCAATTATTATCCTTATTGGCAGTACTCTGCTTTCTGTATGGGTACAATAGTATACAAAGACAAGCATTCAATGAAACAAATATTTGTATTACCCTTCCACGAATGGTTACTTAACACACACAACTATATGATCAGTGAACTTGATGAACAAATGCACAATGAATTTTTAAAAGAATATGTGTATGATTACATCACTGAACAAGTTGACAAGATGTGGAAAGTTGACAAAATTTAACCATTTTCAAACAACTGATCAAAGTTGCTGTCCTTGACACCTTGTTGTTCCAAATCATATTGGTCACGTTCCCTACGCCATTCGTCCATATGTAACCTCGTTTCTTTTGCAGTGGGATCATAGCTGTCAACTTCAAAAGGCCAAATCTCTTTGAAAGGGAATCCTATCTTGTCACAGCATTTTTTTAGTTTTACATATATCGCATCATGGTATGGGTCCATCCAATAACCACCTTGGTTGAAATGACTGACCCATTTGTGTAAAGTCAACGTTGATTCATCATTGTCATTCCAACTTGGTGGTAGGTTGTTCTTGTTTTTCAAACCATTGATGCATTTGAGAAAGTCATTTACGAAGTGATTGTAGAACCATTTCTTTTGTTCACGGTTCATTTGTATGACTTGACGTTTGTCTTTTGCCTTGAATACCTTAACCGTTTTGTCTATCATTATAACCTGTCTTGTTCTTTACATCATTTAGTATTTCTAAAGGTGATGGTGTTTTGTTATTATGATTGGCCATCGCTGGTTTTGTCTGTTGTATCTCTACACCCAATAGTTCGTGTGCGTGTTCTACAAATTTGTTTTTCTTTTCTGGATCTTGATAACCAACCCTTACACCCAACTCTGCTTTCAGTTCAACAAGTTCTGGTGCGATCTGTTGTAGTTCAGCGGTGTTACCATTGATTGTTTCTACAACACTTTTGTCTGTGCTCCATACAAACACTCTATCAGCACGTGAGGCACCCAAGTCTTTTGCATACTGTATAGTATCTTTGACTGTGTTCAATCTATGTAATGCTGGGTTGTCTGTGTGATCAACTTCATTGCCTTTGGGTCTGATGGCGTCAGCTATTTCACCTAGGCTGTCATCTAGTTTTGATTTGATTTGTTTTTTGATTTGTCCAGTTACCTGATGAGATAACTTCTTTTCAGTGATGTTAGACACACTGTATAATGTTATTGTTGCCATGATATTCCTTTGTTTTAAGTTTGTTTGCTTTCATTTTATTTACCTTATTAACAAATATTACTAACTTTTAACTAATTTGTCAACCTATTTGATAAATAAAAACGGTTGACTAACAAAGTCAATTTCTATACAATTAGCGTTATATAGGCAAACATAGGCAAACATAGGCAAACATAGGCAATATAGTCTCTCTACTAAAATGAGAAGTACGGTAGATAATACGACAGCGAATCTCACGAGACCGTTGGTGTTGGCGTTAGCAACAATAGACAGATGCTTATGAATACAGCAGTCACCTGAAAAGTATTCTTAAAAATCGATACAGTATGGTAAGGATAAAGAGCCCAAAGCAAAATACTGTCTATAAAAACTGTTTCACCCGTAGCAGGGTGACCTATTGGCCGCACTTTCAACTGAATCAATCAACTAAACTACAAATCAACTTGTTGATTTGTTGATTGACTGCAAAGCAGTTGATCATATCACTTGACATTCATCATCAAAAGTGCTAATATCAAACTGGCTCTAGACAAAACAACAAAGGAGAAACTATGACAAAAAAATATTCAAACACCACACAAAAATTAAGACAACTACTCAAGGGTATGGCCAAACAGACCAAGCCCAAGATCAAACCAGGTGAGACGGCAGTGACCAAAAAGGATTATGATGCACTGATTGAACATCTCAATTTCAAATGGTTGCACGTGAAAGGATACTTCTATGGCGAGCACAGTGCTGACTACAACAAGTACTACGACCAGATCAAGAAGATCAGAGAGGAACTGACCAACAAGAAGGCACTGATGTTGTTCATGAGTGGTGTGCGACTGCGATACTTCAATGACCTGTTGGGCGACTGCAAACAACTGGAGGACGTGACGGGTGGCAATATGAGCACCTGGGAACACGACAAGTTCTGGTCAGGCCTCATACGGCTGTTCAGGACACACCTATACAAGCCCGAGGAGACACAGACCCGACTGCTGGAGCGTATCAACAAGTGGTATGAGGGCAACTGGGAAGACGCACCCAGGTATCTGGGATTGCCACATTCCGCACAGCTGTCATGGGATCAGGTGTGTGCCATAGTGGACGACGCCTGCGAGAGGATGGAGGCGGACCTTTCCAGCCCCATAACACTGGACCGTGTGGAGGCCGGCGTGGATCAGATAAACAAAGTGCTTGACAAGTATCACAAAAGAAGTTAATATATATTATTACCAGCCATCCTTTCCTTTCTTCATATAGTGGGCTGGTAAATAATAGTGGGGCGGGACCAGTAGTCTAGGATCATACTCCTTTAGCCTTGTATGTCATGGTCAGGTCCATTGGCTCTTCCCCACTAACACAACAAAGGAACAGCAATGAAAAAATCAAAAAACACCAAAGGCCCTGCGGGCAACAAGAAAAAATCAAAAAAATCAAAACGACCAGTGATCAGTATGGACCACCCTACGGGGTCGGCACAGGATCTTATCGCCCAGGAAGAGGCGGTGAATCCAAAACCAGAACCAGTGGAATTGGCCACGGCTGAGAGGATCAACGTGGTCATAACTGATCCCATGATAGACACAACCACGGCGATCAACAAACTGAAACAGGGACAGCAGAACACCATCAGCTATGGTGAGTACCTGACACTGCCAGTGCCTGTGAACCTGGAGAGGATCAGGAAGGACACACACATAATGATAGCCACCCCCTGCTATGGTGGTATGATAGGATCTGCGTTTATGCGTAGTATGTTACAGACACAGAATCTTTTCAACACGGCCAAGGTCAAATTCAGTTTCCTCAGCATAGACAACGAGAGCCTGGTCACGAGGGCACGTAACACGCTACTGGCGATGTTCCTGGCCTCCCCACAATGCACTCATCTTATGTTCATAGACGCTGACATAGGTTGGGATGGCACTGACATACTGCGTATGCTACACTGGGACAAGGAAGTTATATGTGGTGCCTATCCAAAGAAAGGCATCAAGTGGGCTGACATAAAGAAAGCAGTGCTAAATGACAAAGACATTGATGACGCACAGATGGAATGGTACAGTTCCAACTACGTGGTCAATGTGAAATGGGTAGACAACCCCAACAAAGAAGGAACCAAGATGGCCAGCATAGACGCTGAAGGTAACGTTGAAGTTGATGACGCAGGAACTGGATTCATGATCATAAAAAGACAAGTGATAGAGAAGATGATCAAACAGATGCCGGAACTGAAGTACGTGAATGATATGCCTTTACCAGAAGAGGTGAAGAAACATTCATACAGTTTGTTTGACACGAGCCACTGTCCTGACACAGGTAGATACCTGTCAGAAGATTACACTTTCTGCAGACGTTGGCAAAAGATGGGTGGCGAAATATGGATAGATCCACGTACACAGTTGAGCCATTGGGGTGGACACACTTACAAAGGTAACATATCTAAAATATTCCAAGCAGGTGCTGTGGCCAAACAAAAATAATCAGATCAAAAAAAAACCCTGTTGCCGCGAAACAACAGGGTTCTATTACTATTATTATTCAGGAGTTTCAACATAATATGCCAACTATGTCAATACACAATGTATAGCTACATTGTTAAATATATTTATCAAACAGCAAGAAAAGGAACCAAAATGCCCGCAAAAAAGACAAAAAAGGTAGATGACAACTACACAAACATACTGAAAGATTTTAGTAATCAATATTTTGACAGAGAGATACAACACGCCCATGACCTATTTCATGACGATGCTTGGCCAAAATCTGCAGATCCACACTACGTAAAGAAAGCAACATTTTTGATCAACGCCAGGAAGGCACACCTTATGTTATTGAAGACCATGGCTCAACACATATCAGGTGTGGTGAATGCTACAGGATCAAATGATGAAGGTAGCAAACAGGAAGCAGACAAACTGTTACAACAAGCGATGCAAAGGATGACACAGCCAAAAACAGATGAAAAGAAATAATGCGTATACCATTCAAAGTATTTTTAGATACACAGAATATATTGTCAGGATATGAGACACCTGTTTTACACCAGCACATAGCTGACTGGATAGAAAAAACACAGGACGATCCTAGACGTATATTGCAAGTGTTTAGACACGCAGGCAAAAGTTACATACTTTGCTGTTACATAGCGTGGCGACTGCTCTGTGACCCCAACTACACCTGCATAATAATATCAGCAAAACAGAATTTGGCACTGCGTAACAGTATGATGATACGTAGCATAATAGAAACCAACCCATTGACAGCACACTTGAAAAGTGAATTTGAACAGTGGCAAGCAAAAAGTTTCACAGTGGATAGGGAACATATACAACTTAACCCATCTGTAACAGTTTCTAGTTTACAAAGTTCGTTCACTGGGATGCACAGTACCGAGATAATTGGTGATGATATAGAAGTATCACAGAACGTACTAACAGAAGATGCGAGAGATTTTATCAAAGACAGGGTGCAAGAGTTTGGTAAGATAGCAAAGAGGATATTCCTTACAGGCACACCACACCATGAAGACACCATATACGCACACTGCAAAAGCATAGGTTATGAACACGAACTAAAAATACCTGTATACAATGAAACAGGCAAGTTGGCCTGGCCGGATCACACAGACGGGATGTTTACCTGGGACTGGATAGATAGGCAAAGACGTGAAAGTACAGAAGGTGATTTTAAATCACAGTTCTTATTGATACCCAGCAAAACTTATGAAGCACTCATGGATATGGACAAGATACAGATATACGAAGAAGAACTTACAATACAACATCTACCACAACCATTTGGTGGTTATCTACCAGTGGTGCGTATAGGAGAAAAACGTATAACAAGATTGTGTGCGGCTTGGGATCCTGCGACAGGTTTGAGAGGACGTGATCAATCAGTGTTGGCCATATGTGGAAGAGATGAAGATGGTTGTGTGTATGTACACGATGTTATAGAACTTGATGCGGCAGAAAAGAAAGACTTTCAGTTGCAGTGTGAACAGATAATACAGGCGTGTGATAGATACAAGATAGGACACGTTTTTGTTGAAGAAAACTTTTCGCCAACGTTACAGAATGAACTGCGTAGAGTAGCAGTGGATAAGAAAAAGAAAGTGGTTGTTATGCCAGTGTTTAGACAAAAGAACAAACTTAACTTCATGGCCCAGCAGTTAGAACCAGTTGTAAAAGTTGGACGTATGAAAGTGCATAACAGAGTCAAAGAAGATTCACATTTCTTAAGTCAGTTACAAGAATTTCCATACACAAGATTTGATGACTGCATTGACGCGGTAGCAGAAGCAATATCTCATCTACCAGAACCAATGACAGATGTTAGCAAGATACCAATGATACAATCACCAATTGGAACAGGAGGAGGAAAAATTGCTAATATCACGGCATAAATTTGTATAATATATAAATAATAACTATACGCACACGCACACGCACGAAAGAGAACAAAGATAACAAGGATCATAATATGAAAATTTATAACAAGATTGTTTGGGACAAAGATGGTAACATCATAGAAGAAGATTCATATGAGTACAATGGACCACTTACCCATTTAGGAAGAGTTAGACCACCACCACCACCGCCAGTAATTCCAGAACGACCACCGGCACCACCACCAACAATTCCAGAAAGGCCATTACCAATAGAACCAGAGGAAATACCAAAGGAAACACCTGAAGAAAAACAAAAGGAAGAAACAACACAAAAAAAGAGACGTGGTGGAAGAAGAGGTTTGACAACAGGATCACCTTTAGGATATGATCAACCTTTTACTGGTAACAGAAGGAGTCTTCTATAATGGGATTCATGAAACCAAAAATGCCTGCACTGCCAGATCCAGTTGAGACGGCGAAAGCACAGGCAAGAGCACAGCAACAGATCGAAGATGAGAAAGCTGTAGCGGCGGCCGAAGAAGCGGCCAAAGAAGAAGCAACAGCTTACAAAAGAAGAGCGGCAAAACGTGCTTCAAGATCTAAACTAATTAGAACGAGCTTACTTGGACCAGAGCAAGATTTTACTGGTTCAAAAAGAAGTATATTGGATTAAATTATGGATTACAAACAACTGATTATTCAAAAATTGAACAAAGCCAAAGCGGCTCGGAACAAACACGAAGATGAGATAAGTGAGGCTTATCAGTACACGTATCCAAATAGAGATGTGTGGCGAACGTACGAAGGTACGACAGACAGGACAAAACTGTTTGACGCCACCGCCAGCGATTCAGTGCAAAATTTATTATCAACCATATTGACTCTGTTGATTCCACAAAATCAACAATGGGGTTATATTGGAGTGCGTGATGATAAGAAAGACACAGTGGGTGCTGATCTGAGACGTGTGTTAGACAACAGCAACAAGATGTTATTCAAGACAATCAGAGAAAGCAGTTTCTATGTTTCAACATCAGAAGCATTGCTTGATGCAATAGTTGGCGGAACAGGTTGCCTAGCAATTTACAACAACCCAACAGGTTTTGATTTTGTTAGTGTACCAACAAGCCAATTGTATTTTTTAACTGATTACAAAGACAACGTTGACACAGTGTTTAGAGAACACCAACTTGATGCACAATATCTTTTTGAAACATATGGTGAGTTTGACAATGAGATTGCACAGTTGGCACACAAGGCACCTGAAACAAAAATACCAGTGTTAGAAAGTGTTTGCAGATTGACAGGTGATGAGCAACTGACTTACAGAACATACGTTACAAAAAACAACGTGCTAGTTGAAGAAAAACCAGTAGTGGCAAATCCTTTCATAGTGTTTAGGTTTGCAAAAACATTAGGTGAGACGTGGGGTGAAAGTTTAGTACGTGCCGCACTACCACATATAAGAACTGTGAATGAAGTGGCAAAATTAATTTTAACACAGGCTTCATGGGCAGGCTTGGGTGCTTTCCAAACATCAAGTGACACAACAGTGAACTACAGCAATATGAAATTGGAACCAGGTAATGTTATCACAGTGGACCAACCATTACAACCTATACCTTTCCCGGGCAACTTTAGTTTGACCAACGCAACATTAGAAGATCAGAGACAAGCAATCAGAACTATGCTGTTGAATGATTCCATGGCACCTTTCCAAACACCAACGTATATGACAGCAACTGAAATACAGTTACGTCAAAATGAATTTTTCAGACGTATGGGACCATATGGATTGAGATTAGAACAAGAATTTTTAAAACCTTTATTGAGAACACTTGTTAAAAAATTACAGAACAGAGGACTCATACCAGAGTACGTGAGAGAAGACGGTGAAACATTTGAAATAATTGTAAACAGTGCTGTGAAAAAAGGAATGGCACAAGCTGAGATTACAAGAGATTTACAATTAGTACAAGCTGTCAGTAGCTTAGGTGGACAAGCATTACAACTTATTGATATGCAAAAGTTGGCCAAAAAAATATTACGTGATGGCGATGCTTCTCCTGAGATTATTAGAACTGCTAGAGAGCTTGAACAATTGGCTGAACAACAAGAACAACAACAACTTTTTAACCAAACTGCACAGATCATAAATGAACAATTACAACAACAAAGCCAACAACCACAACAACCAGGACAGACTCCACCAACTACGATGTAAGTTAGTCACAGGTTACGACTATGACAACCCAAATGGTAGAGCCATATTGGATCAAATGGCAGTGAGATTTGTAGAAAATTACTACAAACCATACAGTGACAGGTTCCTGAACACTTTAATAAGATTAGAAATGTTGCCTTTAGGTTACAGCAGAGGTTATGAAATTGATGACAAACTACAGGTATTGTTGTGTGCAACGATAGATGAGAACTGGTGGTTAGATAGAAAAGATACACAAATAATTTGCATACTCAAAGACGCAAAATGTCCGCAAGAATTGATAAAATTGTTGATCCATGACTGTGAACAATGGAGTAGACAAAATGGTGCAACTAGTGTAAATATACACAGTTGGAACGACAGACCAGCATACGACAGATGGTGTGGCAAACTGGGATAC